GGATTTGTGGCCTTTTACCGCGTGAAATCACGCGGCCTAAAGTTTTCACCCTAATATCGTCCCTGTCATTTTCAAACATATTAGGATCTAAATCATCGTCATCAGCACATATGTGTGATGCGTAAAAGTATGCATTACATACTTTTATTTAACCAGTCTCATCTCTTTTCTTGTTTTAGTTAAACATTAAAGGTCTTTTGACCGGTTTGCTCCTACCGGAGCCCCTGGACTTTTGTCCAAATTTTACTTTTTCACAGATTTGTAGTAAACAAATTGTATTAGTTTATGATGTTTTAATCTTCAAAAACGTCTATCTGCCTTCGTGGCCAGGTTAGGTGTGCGACCTTTCTAAAGCACACCCTATTTTGCCGTGGGGGGGCGCTTCTTGCGCCACCCCGATTAGTCACCCGAAGTAGAGTGTCATTAATCATTTTTCTCTATGGAAACGAACTTTGTTGAGCCGATGTGGTCTCGTAACCACCCATACTCAACACTGGAAAAACGAACATCTAGATTAGGATTATTTGACATAATTCTTTACAGCGAAATCCCTAACGGGAGTAGTAGCATTCGGGCGCGAACCTTGAGCTTCGTCTTTGGATTTGTTTACAAATCTTTTGATGAAGCTTATAGGTTCGTTTGGTACTAGTAGGCATGATTTTAGACAATCTATTAATCATGCAATCACTTATTCTAAACGAACTTATTTGCTTCATCGTTTTCTTCTTCATTAGCCTTGTCCTTTTGGCACACCGCATCTACCAGATGCATTTCTCCCCTATTCTTCCCCAGAACGGAGGAGAAAACAACCTCAGATCTTCTCTTCTTCACGAGCTGTCGCTCCTTAACAGGAAACGCAACAAGCGGAGTAGCGATTTTCGAAGAATTGCCCAGATCAAAGAAAGATTAAAGTCTTTCAAACCTTTTGATCGAAACAAGGGGGCTTACAGAACTTATGGATTTACTCCCCAGTCAGGTTTTGATCCCCTCTACCGCAAAATGATGTACACTTTCGTTAATTGTTATCTCAATTCTGCCTACGTATTTATGCGCAGAATGTGCTTTATTGATAGCTATTACACTTTGTGCGCACGTCTGTTCGCCAAGAGACAAACCACCCATGTTTTTAACACCGTTGAACAGTTTTCCAAACCTATTTATCCTTTTATGGATCCAAATTTGGCCAATCTGGAGCGTATTACTTATTTGATATGTTCTATTGCCGATTCCAAATCCTACATTGGTGTGACCAGTGCTATTCTCCAATTTATCCGAACAGAATACAATAGTTGCTTAGTGGGAGATCTTTATTCTCACATTGAACATTATTTAATGCCAGTCGAACCTCAATTTGGTGAAGATTGTTTCCGCACTATCGCTTCATTTAAGAACGATTTTGCAAAATTTTCCAACACTAAATTGTTTCAATACATTCGAAAGAGCTTCTCTGTTATCGTGGGGCTTGGTTATTGTAAAGCTTTTAATGTTCCTTTCACTATTGAAGGTCTGACTATTTTTGATGCTTCTGTTGAACCATCAAAATTTGTTGCCACTGATGCTCTCATCTTATTTTCCGAATTAGTAGAGGAAATGGGAAGAGTCTTTAGCGCCTGCTTTGCAACCAAGTCACTTTCTCCTTTTTTATTTTCCGATGCAGACGCCGAGACAATTGAACACCTTTACCTGGAGATGGTAGAACTAGTTCCATATATGATCAACGGAGATTTGGAGTCTGCGGATTCCACTCCTGAATCTTTCTGGACACAATTGGATCTTCTGAATAGCAAATTATTGTCGGCACACGCCGGTGCCAATCATCCTGCTGAGAAATTACAGTTGTTCAATAGATTGGTCACTGTTCGCAAGTGGATCTCAGAGTTTAACGTTGTTCAGAACTCCGGGTCTCTACGCGAAGCTCCATTCTGTGTTTCGTTTTCAGGACCCTCAGGAGTAGGAAAGACTACTATTGCTAATCTGATCAACATCTCTATATTGAAATCTAACAATTTCGATGCTGATCCAAAAAAGATTGTTTCTCACAACGAGAACGATAAGTATTTTTCTAATTACCGCGCAGATGTTACTTCTATTATTCTTGACGACTTGGCCAACACAAATCTGGATTTCTTAACGGAATCCCCATTGGTTAGTCTTCTTAAGTTTAAGAATAACAATCCTGAATATGCTGTCATGGCCGATTTGGCCTCTAAAGGCAAAATTCCTGTTAGGCCTAAAACTCTTATTGTCACTACTAATGTGCAAGATTTCAAAGCAGGCAAGTTCTCTAACTGCCCACTTTCCATGTTGCGCAGAGTAGACGTTCATGTCGAAGTTTCTGTCAAACCTGAATTCCGCGTTGACGGAACCAATTTCTTGGACCAAGGAAAAGTCTTAGAATTCCTCGAGACCAAAGAAGGTTCAGAGAAACTTTATTCCGATATTTGGGAGTTTCGTGTAGCCAGAGCAGTTGATACGGACCCAAGGCGCCCTGAAGACAATAACGTTAGTCTCATTAACCTCGTGTGCGGGACTCAATATCCTTTCAATGCATCTGTAAGTGAACGTGGAGTGTCTATTGATGTAAATCAACTCACCAAGTTGTGCATCAAACTATCGCACGTGCATTTCCGCAACCAGAAGACCACTGTTCGCAACGCCAACCAGCTTCATAAGATGGTTGATATTTGCCAAGAGTGCAACTATCCTATGCATTGTTGTGAGTGCATCCAAGTCCAAGCCGGAATGACTCAAGAAAATTTAGAAGAAAGAATTTCTTATTATCAGAATTGCCAGAATTATTATTGCTATAGATTGTTTTCCCGCTTCTTTCTTGGTTTACCTTCAACGCGCGTATTGGCTTTTCTTGCATGTTCTAAATATTGGAAAGAATTTGTCATTCGCAATTTGGCAGCTTACTCGTTCCTCATTGCGTTGTTCTATTTTGCTTTCCCTTTGTGCTGGAAGTTTATCTTTCTATTTATTGTCGTCCATAGTGTCCATGATTCATATCAAATGTTGAAAGAGTATGATTTATGCTGCTTGCACGCTTCGCTAAAACCTCATTTCTTTCGGAACTTGACTAATAGGGTCAGAGATACGAATTTGGTTTGGCTATTGGGAGGCGGTGCTTCAGCCATCTTAATAGTAGGAGCTTTTCGCTCTCTCATTAGGGCTTATAAGTATGCTATTCACTCAGGTTTTTCACCTAAAACGGAAAGCGAATTGATGGGCAAGTTGTCGGTTCCCAACCAATGGGATCGCACTGTAGTCACTCCCCTTCCCGCTACGAAATGCGCTTTGTCCACCACTACCGAACGCAGCATCGCTAAGATTTCGAAAAATGTCGTTTATGTGAGATATATCGTAGGGGATGAACCAATTACCACAACCAATGGTTTTTTCATCAGCAGCAATGTTTTGCTCCTGCCCTTCCATAACATACCAAAGTGCGATTTTTCACTTGAGGTTATTCGTGGGCCTACGGTTTCCCCCCATAATTCTTTCACTTCGAAGGTTTCCGCTGACCATATTTATGAATTTGAAAACAAGGATTTTAGCCTTGTATACATTTCTAACGGAGGCGATTGGGCTGATATGACGCCATATTTTCCTTTGGATATTCCTAGGAATTGCGGTTTCGTTATGCCTTATCGCTCTAGGGATGGGTCGATTTCCACTTTTAAAGGTAAGACTGCCAATAATGAAGTGTTTAACGGATTTCGCAAATTCCAGGGGAGTTACTATAAGTTGGATAAGCCTACCTTTAACGGGTTGTGTATGGCGCCGTTGATTAGTGATTCAGTCGCAAATATTGTCTTGGGGTTCCACTTAGGTGGAGCTACCGGCACTAGTCGCGGATGTTCCGGGCTCTTGACGAACGAGGACATATCCCATGCTCTCGTGCATTTAAAGTCAATAGTCAATATTCCCATTGCTACCGGTGAAGGCACCATGCCACCGTCTAAGTATGGAGCCACAATTTTCGAAAGTACTTCTATAGACCCTAAATCTCCAGTGAACTATTTTCCTCCTTCTATTCCAATCTCTGTGTATGGAAGTTGTCCCGGGGGAGTCAAGTATTATACTGCTGTTTCGAAGTCTAGTATATCGGATTCCATCGAAGTTCACTGCGGGGATGCTAACATCTACGCCGGACCTAAATTTGGACCCGAGACGTGGAAGCCTTGGTATAAAGGTTTGGAAGGATATTCCGATATCGCCCCCGGGCCTTATCCTAGTTCGATTAAATGGGCCGTGGACGATTACATAGAGCCTGTTCTCCAGAAATTTGATGACTTCGAGATTTTTCGGAGTCTTAAACCGTTGAGTAACCGTGAGGTGCTCAATGGTATCGACGGTCTTCGCTTTGTGGATCGCATGGCCCGCAATAAGTCCGTAGGTTTCCCCTTAGTGGGCCCCCTAAGCAATTATATGTTAGTGGACGAACTCGGAGGAGGTGAAGTCGAACTCAATCCCATATTTTGGGAGGAAGTTGCTTTAATGGAAGAGAATGCCCTTAATGGTATTCGATCTTATCCAGTATTCAAAGCTAGCCTTAAGGACGAGGTCACCAAGGTGTCCAAAGATAAGGTTAGGGTCTTCACTGCCGCGTCCATGGCTCATAAACTCATTCTGCGGAAATATTTCCTCCCCTTGACTCTTGTTCTATGTTCGGATCCATCGGTCTCCGAGTGTGCTGTGGGGATCAATGCTTATGGACCAGAATGGGACGATATGGTGACACATGTTACCGAATTCGGCACAGACAGGATCTTAGCCGGGGATTTCAAGGCTTACGACCAGAAACTCCCTCCTAGTGTGACCCGAGCCGCTTTTTCGGTTTTCATTCGTATGGCTCGGAAAGCCAATTATTCCAATAGGGACATTACCATAATGGAACACTTGGTGTCCGATGTCGTCCACGCCACTGTTGCTTACAATGGTACTCTCATAGGTTTTAATGGTTCACAACCTTCTGGACAGAATTTGACAGTGTTCATCAATAATATCAGCAATGGCATTTTGCATCGATGTGCTTATCTTGATTCTAGTCCTCTTGGGCGCGCCAACACCCCCCCGTTTAGAGATAACCTTAAAATGATATTCTATGGGGACGATTCCACTGGGAGTGTGAACAAGGAGTGCACTTGGT